CAGACGATGAATTAATAGAAATTGATGTTTTAGAAACAGATGTAAGACTTATACTACAAGATTATTTTACTAATTTATCACAAGGAATTGCTAGGTCTAAACATTATGGTAAGACTAGACAAGACTTTAGAAATAAATTTTTAATTCCAATTCGTGAAGATCTTCTTGCAAAAAATATGGCAAGAGAAGATGCTGAAAAGATTGTGGAAGGCGTTGATACAATTTATGGTAAAGTTACTGGGGTAGATCAAGATAGAATTAATAATAAATTTTTAAGAACTGCATCAGACTGGGGAAGACTTAGTCAGCAAATGGCTCACTTACCTTTAGCTACTTTATCAAGTATTACGGAGCCTTTAATTCTTTTATCTAGAGTTGGACTGAGAGATACTCCGGCTGCTGTATATGAAATAGGTCATGCTCTAAAAAAAGAAACAGTTAAAACTTTAAACAGAGCAGCTCAAGGTATTAAAAGATTAAGTGGTAAAAAGACTAAAGGTTTTAAAGACTTAGAAGATGAAGAGTGGCGAGAAATTTATGAAACTGGATTAGCTCTAGAACAAGCTGTGATGGACAGGATAGAGGGCTTAACTGGTGAAGCTCTTACTGGTGATGTAGCTAAAGGATTACAAAATGCTTTCTTTAAATCTAATCTTTTAACACAATGGACTTCTGCGGTACAGCTTGCTTCATTTAATACAGGTAAAAGATTACTAAGAAGAAATATTGAAAGATTATATAAAGACGAACAAGGTATTTCAAAACTTGGAAGTACTAAGAAAAAATATTTACAAGATCAATTAGAGGATTTAGGTATTGAAGTACAAGATGGTTTAGCTTGGTATAGTAAATACTTAGAAGAAGGTACTTTTAATTACGGTAAAGCTATTGATGATGAATTTTATAACGATAGTTTAATAAGAGGAGCTAACAGATTTGTAAAAGAAATTATTTTAAATCCAAGCACAGCAGAAGCTAATAGACCTTTATGGTTTTCTTCTCCTGCTGGTCAGCTTCTTATGCAGTTTGCTGGTTATCCTACTGTGTTTACAAATACAGTTTTGAAAAAGTTTGCTACCGATATGAAAGACTATCCTTTAGTTGCTTCTCCTAAAGTTGCATTAACTACTGTACTTATGACATCAGTAGCGATGATGGGTAATTATGTTAGATCTGGTGGTAGAAACTGGGAACAACAAGAACCCGGTGAGTTAGTATATGAAGCTATTAGACGTTGGGGTGGTGCTGGATTTTTTGAATATCTAGATAGAATTGATACTAATGTTAATTTAGGTGGTGGTCAGTTTGCATCACTAGCTAAAGCATTTACTGGTCCTCTTGGTCAAGATGTTATTGATTCTCTTATTTATAGAAAAGGTATAAACGAGCTAGCATTAACAAACTTACCAGCTTATTCAGCTTTACCAAAAGAAACTAGAGATAAACTTAAAAAGTTTGGTAGGAATGTAGACAAAGATATTTTAGAATTTTTAAAAGACGAAAAAGAAAAGAAAATTCAATATGCTAAAGGTGGTGTAGTAGATGTACCACAAGCTATTGATGAACCTGATGAAAGGATTAATCCATATACTGGAGAGCCTTATAATGCTGGTATAGAATTTTTACAAGATGAAGAAGATCGAGAACTTGATGCACAAATGCGAGGATTAGGATTAAAATGAATAAAGAATTATGCAAAGCTGAAATAAAGAGACACGAAGGTGAAGTCTTGGCAATCTATGAAGATAGTCTTGGTTATAAAACTCTTGGTGTTGGACATCTATGTCAACCAAGTGACCCTGAGTATGGATGGGAAATAGGCACACCTGTAAGTCAAGAAGTAGTAGATATGTACTATGAAGAAGACTTTGATAAACATTACATGGAAGCCATTCATGTTGTTGGAGGCGATGAAATTTTTCAAAACTTACCAGAGCCTATGCAAAGAGTGTTAGTTAATATGTGTTTTAATCTAGGCGGTACAAGGCTTTCAAAGTTTCGTAAAATGATAGAGGCTTGTAGAAAATTCGACTGGAAAGAAGTTGCTAGACAAATGGAAGATAGTAAATGGTTTCATCAAGTAGGCAGACGTAGTAAAGAATTACAGCAAACTGTTTTGGATTTGTTGTAATGTTATTATATACAGAAAAACAATTAGATACTGCATACAGAATAGATTGTAAAGCTAGAACTAAATCTAATTTACCTTGGATAAAACGTGAAGAGTTTAGACCTCTTTATGAAACTTTAGTTGAAGCTTTTATGAGAGCCTACAATGAAGATAATATTTTAGGCTCGGATGTACCTGAGTATCTATTAGATTCTGTAAACGATTTATTAGAGGGCACTATAACCACAGAGGAAATACAATGAATAAATTAAAAAATATTTTAGGGACTCTAGCACCTACATTGGGTGCAGCTATAGGAGGTCCCATAGGTGGGCAAGCTGGTCAGATATTAAGTTCTGTGCTGGGTGTTCCAAACAATCCCAAGTCTATTGAAAAGGCTGTACAAAACATGACATCTGAACAAATGTTAGAACTTAAAAAAGCTGAACAAGCTTTTGAAGTTCAGATGAAAGAGTTAGAAGTAGATGTATTTGCATTAGAAGTTCAAGATAAACAAGATGCACGTGGTAAGTTTAGTAGAGATTGGACAGCACGTATTATGGGTATTGCTACTGTTGGTGGTTTTCTTGGTTACATATTCTTAGTAACGTTACAACCACCCGAGCAAAACTCTGAAGCTCTTATCAATCTTGTGCTCGGATATCTCGGTGGATTGGCTAGTGCTGTGATTAGTTTTTACTTCGGAGCTTCTAACACACCGGATAAATGAACGAATTCGTAAGCCTCATCAATGAAGTAGGCTTTCCCATTGCAGCAGCTCTAGGATTAGGGCTTTTTATTTGGAAGCTGATTAATCGTATCATTGATGGTATGGAGACCAAGCTTGAAACATTGGACGATAAAGTTCAGACTGCGTTAGATACTATGGAAGAAAGAGTATCTACAAAGTTAGACAGTCAGTACGGTATTATCGTTAGTTTGATTGATAGAGTGAGAGCTATGGATAATCAAAGTATAAGACAAGATGTACTTTTAAAAACTTTACTGGGCGTTCCCAACTTAATAGACCTTGAAAAAATTGCAAAGGCAGATAGAGATGACCAACGAAAAGATTGATTGGAACTTAGTAATCTGTAGTTTCATATTGATATTCAGTATTTTTTTTACTATGTTTGTAAATGCTGACGAGATTACACACAAGTTTAAGAGTCCATCCTTTAGTGGTATCAATACCTCTAGTCATTACTTGACCATAGAGAACCAAGAGTTTAACAGAAAAGCTGCAATTAAAGCAGAGATAAAAGCTTACCAAGAAGAACTAGAAAGAGAAGCAAACAACACCACACTTGCAAGATTTATACGTAACTTAGAATCAAGAATCTATGCACAGCTTTCACGACAGTTAGTAGAAAACTTGTTTGGAGAAACACCAAGCAGCAGCGGTTTTCTAGAACTAGAAGGAAATAGTATAGAGTATAGTGTTGATGGAGATTTTATAACTTTAAAGATAACAGATGCTGAAGGAAATGAAACGATTATTACTTTGCCTATCGGCAGTTTTACTTTCTAGTTGTGCCACATGGCATTACGATGAGCTTTTAGAAAACGGAGGTATTGCAGATATTCGTCTGCAAGGTACCTCAATTCTAGATTTACAATCAGAAACTTTAAAAAACTTACCAGCTGCACAAGTCAAACCAGTAGTTGCAATTTATAAAGACAGCTTTCAGGACTTGACAGGGCAGAGGAAAAGTAATAGTCAATTCGCACTGTTTAGTACAGCAGTGAGCCAAGCTCCAGAAGCGTTGGTCATTCGTGCTTTTAAACATGCAGCGAATGGGCAGTTCTTTAGAGTGGTTGAACGAGTAGGGTTAGATAGTCTGACAAAAGAAAGACAGATTATTCGGTCCACTCGGGAAGACTTTAATGAAGAACAAAAACTTAAGCCATTACTTTTTGCAGGAGTATTGGTTCAAGGCGGTGTGATAAGTTATGACACCAATTTAAAGTCAGGCGGTAACGGTGCTAGATATTTAGGCATAGGTGCTAGTCGTCAATACAGAGAAGATACTGTCACTATATCCATGCGATTAGTATCTATCTCTACAGGGGAAGTATTGATGGAAGTATTGGTTGCTAAAACTATTTTATCTATCGGCATATCGCAAGACTTGTTCCGTTTTATTGAAGCAGGTTCAGAACTTGTAGAGATAGAAAGCGGAGCAGCACAAAACGAAAGCGTGTCTATAGCTTTGCAAAAGGCAATAGAGACAGGGGTATTACAAATAATTGAAACAGGAATCGAGAGGGGATACTGGAAATATGAAACAAATTAAATTACTTTTATTATTACCAATGTTGGCGTTGGCTGATAATGAAATCTATGTAAATCAATCCGGTGCTACTGCGAACATAGACTTAGAACAGCTAGGTTCAAGTAACATCATTGGTGGACTAGATGCAGTGTCAGGAACTATGACAGCGTTGGACTTAGACGGAGCAACACTAACTTTAGATATCAATCAGATTGGAGACTTTAACAAGTTTCTAGGTGATATGTGGGCTGATACATTGACAGGTTTTTTTGAGTTTGATGGAGATAGCAACGAGTTTGAAATACAGGTTGACCCTACAAATACTTATGGTGCTGATAGCAGTGACCTCAACGTAGATGTTACAGGTTCATCAAATACATTTGAATTGAACGTAGCTACAGCAGACTTGGCAAGTGCTTTAGACCTTGACTGGACCATTAACGGTAGCAGCAACTCATTGACATTTGATATTGATTATGATTCAGCAACTAACTACGTCAACATAGATGGAGACAGCAACACTGTAACGTTTGATGGAGACGGATATGCTAACGGATATTTTTATTTAGACCAAGACGGAAACTCTAGAACATTTAATATAGAACAACAAAGTACATTGGCAAGTGACTGGCTTAAGCTTGAAACAACTGGCAATGGTGGTACTGTTTGTGTCATTCAAAATGACTCAGGCACCACTACAAGCTGCTGATATAGGTTCTATAACCGAAGTCAAAGGAGCAGGACAAGTTGTTCGTGACGACACGTTCCCGGCTGCATTACAGTTTGGTATAGAGAGTTACGATAACGTCAAGACAGCAAACGGTAGGGTTGGAATTACCTTTCTTGACGATAGTAAAGTTAGACTAACAGAACACTCAGAGCTTATTATAGATGAGTTTATTTATGACCCCAACCCCTCGAAGTCGAAAATGGCATTGCAGTTTGCTAGTGGTACTGCAAGATTCATCACTGGCAAACTTGCAACCATTGATAAAGAGAACATATCTATAAAGACTCCAAGTGCCACCATAGGAATACGTGGTACAGATTTTACAGTTACTGTAGATGAACTTGGAAGAAGCTTGGTAATATTGTTACCGGATGAATTTGGTAACGCTAGTGGTGAGATAGTTGTCAACACTGCTATAGGACAGGCAGTATTGAATCAGCCTTACCAAGCTACCAGTGTATCGGTTTTTGAAAGTAAACCAAGTAAGCCGGTTATCTTAGACATTACACTGGAGCTTATTGATAACATGTTGATTGTGCAACCTCCTGAACAGGTTGTAACAGAAACAGAAAATGTTACAGAGCAGAAGAAGAGTATACTGGACGTAGACTTTTTAGAGTTTGATGAACTTGAACAAGACTATCTAGCAGAAGACAATTTAGAATTTAATGAGCTAGATATTAATTATCTTGATGTTAATTTTTTAGAAGACTTACTTGACATCATAGAAGAAGTAGACCAGCTGGAAAGTGAACAGCTTGGTCAAGTCTCAGAAACTGATATCAAAGGCACAGAGTTTGGCTTTGATGGTGAGACACAAATAAATACATTTATAACCGATGGAATGCTAACCGTTCTTAGAAGTGTACAAGATACGGTAAGACTAGAGATAGATAGCTCCGGTTCTTACACTGTTCTTTTGATACAAGACGGAAAAAGTACACAGATTGTTATCAACGGTGGTAGTTCATCTACAATTAAAATTAAACAGAGCAGCTAATGAAATGGGCAACACTTCTTATCGGCATCCTTACGCTACCCTTGTTGTTCAATGCTGTACCTTTAGAAATACTAAGACTTAAAACATTTGACACGTTTGTCAAGACTCCTGAACCTACAGGATATTTTTCTATTCTTAATATCACAGAAGAAGATATAGATAAAGAAGGTGGTTATCCTTTACCACGTCAAACACTTGCAAAGATTCACAACACTTTACTAGAGAACGGTGCCCTAGGCGTTGGCTGGGTTATATTGTTTCCACATCCTGACAGACTAGGTGGAGATACAGAGTTTGCACAAGCTTTACAAAGTTCTCCAAGTGTCATAGCAATGCCTGAAGTTCCCAATAATTTCTATCCTGAAACACACGGAACTGTCATACTCGGAGAAGATGTCATACTTCCACAGGCACAAGGTTTCTTAAATAATATACCAATACTCAAGCAGTCAGCTACTCAAGGTGCAGTCTCTGTTCCTGTTGACGTTGATAATTTGGTAAGACAAATTCCTTTACTTCAACAAATTCCTGATGGGTGGGTAGCCTCATTCGGTACTCAAGTCTTAAAAATTTTAGGAGGTGGTTCAACGTATCAAATTAAAACAAATATAAACGGTATTGAACAGATACGAGTACGTGGGCTACCTCCCATTGCTACAGATAGTCTTGGTCGTAAGTGGATATCTTGGGTGGATACGCCTGAGACTACGTTACAAGAGCTTGATGTGGCTGGTAAGTTTGTGTTCGTAGGTTTTACAGCTAAAGGAATTATGCAACAAGTTGCAACTCCAAAAGGTTTGTTAGAGCCTCATAAAATTCAAGCAGCATTAGCAGAAAGTATCCTATTAGATACACCAAAAATACCTGACTATAGATTGTTTGTAGAACTATTAATATTATGCCTCTCTGGTCTCGCTGTAGCCTCTGTAATAAACGCTTTTGGTATCACCTGGGGATTGGTATTGGCAGGAGTTTCAATGGCTTCTGTGGCTTATGGTGGATATACTTTAATTCAAGCAAATATTCTGATAGATGTGACATGGTCATTACTATCTATGTTACTTGTATCTACTCAGCAATTCTATTTAAACTTTAGAAAGCAGTACAAGCTTAGACAACAGATTAAGAAACAATTTGAACACTATCTTGACCCACGACAAGTCAAACAACTCCAGAAACATCCAGAGCTTTTGAAGTTAGGAGGAGTTCGCAGACGTTGTACACTTTTATTTACAGACGTTAGAGGCTTTACAAGTTTGTCAGAACGTTTAGAGCCTGAACAAGTTACAGAGATTATGAACAAAGCATTGACGATTCAATCGGATGCTGTAAAGAAACACGGTGGAATGGTAGATAAATATATTGGTGATGCTATGATGGCTATCTTCAATGCACCTATCGACCAAGAAGAACATGAAGAGAAAGCTGTGTTAGCTGCATTAGATATCATGCGTGGTATGAACGAAGCAGACATCGGAGTAACGATTGGTATAGGAGTCAACACCGGAGATGCAGTCGTAGGAAACATGGGAAGTGAGACAAGGTTTGATTACACTGCGATAGGTGATGCAGTAAACCTTGCAGCTAGGTTAGAGAGTTCAACCAAAGAAGTTGGACAAGACTTAGTAATCGGGCATGAGACTGCCAAGAATATTACTCTACCTTTAACAGAACTTGAACCTATCTTTGTAAAAGGCAAAGAAAAACCTGTAAAAATATTTACTATAAATCTTGACAAAATACTATAGAACACTATAATAAAAGTAACAGTAGGGCTAAATGCGTACTGTTAATTTAACTTGCTTAACAAAAGGAGTAAACAATGAGCAGAAATATATTGGACCTTAATGGTCTATTCACACCAACCTATGTGGGATTTGACAGACTCTTTAATGAGATGTTGAAGACACAATCTCGTGGTAAATCAGTACCACAATATCCACCTTACAATCTTATTAAGGATGGAGAAAACTACACAATTGAAATGGCTATGGCAGGACTTACTGACAAGGACATTGATATTGTTCTTGAAGAAAGAACCTTGACAATCTCTTATGATAAAAGTGAAGAGACAGTTGAGAATCTAATTCATCAAGGACTAGCTCAACGTTCTTTCAAAAGAAGTTTTAATCTAGCCGATGATATTGAAATCAAAAAGGCAACACTTAAGAATGGATTACTTTCTGTAGAAATGGAAAGGATTATTCCTGACGAAAAGAAACCTATCAAGATTAAGATATCTAAATAGATTATCCGTCTAGTCTTCTACCATTCAAGTGAGCTTCTATTTTGTTATGAATTTTATCAAGCTCAGTAGTTGTCTCACGAATGGTAGTTTTTAAAAGATTATAATCCTCTACTGTTAAAAACTTTTTAAGCTTTTCAATATCGGTTGATACTCTTTCGGTAATGAGCTTACCTGTTTTGTCATATAGCAAGGTATAGCTGAGAAGCCTTGCTTCTTCTCGTTTTGTTCTCATGATTCTAATCCTGTGAAAGTTATTTTATCTTGTCTGCCTCTAAGTCCAGCTTTCATATAAGAGGTAGCACGACCTTCAAAGAAGTTCTGATG